TTAGAATATATTAAGAACATGATAGTATTGAGGCAAAACTGTGTATAGCTCACTAAATATTTACAATCAGCCCATAACACAAGCTGCTACCACAGTTGCAAGCCCTAATGCGGCCTATCAGAGAATGAGTCAGTTTTGGGATTTAATAACAGATTTGAAAGAAGGTACATATAAGATCAGGAGTGAACATAGAAAATATCTTCCCCAAGAAAGCAGGGAGACAGATGATTCATATGACGTTCGACTTTCAAGATCAACAGTAGTGCCATATTTGCAGCGTATTGAAAAGATGCTCTCAGGTATGTTGGTCAGAAAGCCAGTAAGACTTGATGATGTATCTGACTTGGTAAGAGAACAGTTGTTTGATGTTGACCTTGAGGGTAATGATTTAAATGTTTGGCTATATAACACAGCAAGACTAGCAATCAGCTTTGGCCATGTTGGAGTTCTTGTTGATGCACCGAAAGAAGGAGACAAGGCCAGACCCTACTGGGTGACATATACACCAAAAGATATTTTAGGATTTAGGTCTGAGATTGTAGATGGTGTAAGGCAACTCACACAGTTGCGTTTATTGGAACAAGTTGTTGAACCAGATGGAAAGTATGGTGACAAGGTTGTTAAACAGATTAGAGTATTAGAAAGGGGTAGATATGAGATTCACAGAAAAGATGAAAAGAAAGGTGAATATAAATTATTTGATGAAGGTGAAATGAGCCTTAAGGACAAGATTCCCTTTGCAATTGCCTATTCCAATAGAGTTGGTTATTACGAAAGCCGCAGTCCTTTGTATGACATTGCAGAACTAAACCTCAAGCATTATCAAATACAGTCTGACTTGGATAATATTTTGCATATCAGTTCTGTTCCTATGCTTGCAGTCTTTGGCTATCCAAATGCAGATGAGATAACAACAGGCCCTAATGAAGCACTATCATTGCCACCTGAGTCACGCATGGAATATATCAGCCCATCTGGTGATAGCTATGACAGCCAATTTACAAGACTGAAAGATATTGCAGAACAGATCAATACATTGTCACTAGCCGCAGTACTTGGACAGAAGTTGGTAGGAGAGTCAGCCGAAGCCAAGAGGATAGATAGATCGCAGAATGACAGCACAATGATGGTGATTGCACAGCAGATGCAAGACTTGATTGATAACTGCCTCAAGTTTCATAGCGAATATCTTAATGAACCTAATGCTGGTAGTTCTTTTGTTAATAGAGATTTTGTAAGTGCAAGACTAGAACCACAAGAGATAACATCATTGCTAACATTGTTTACGGCTGGAACTATTACTCAGGAAACATTGCTGAATCAATTATCTGCTGGTGAGGTACTTGGTGATTACTTTGACGTTGAAGAAGAGATTGAAGGCACACAGCAGGGAGGTCTAACAGAAGTAGAGCCACCAGAAGAACCTGACGAAGAACCAGAAGAGGAGGAGGAAGAGGGAGAAGAATGATAGATGAGTATTCCAGAGGTATTTTTTAGGGAGACTATTGATCTAAACAGGTACAGTAATGCCGTATCAGCAGACTTTGTAAGAACTTATAATGACGTTATTTTACTTGCAGCAAGAAAGCTCAATGCAATAAATATCAGACAGGCAAAGGCTGGAGAAGGGGTAGTCATAGCACCACAGACCAAGAAAAGACTGAGGGCAATAATAGCTCAATCAAAAAGTAGTTTGGATAAATGGTCTAAGACTACAACAAAGAAAATGATAAAAGAGATAGAAGGTTTAGCAAAAGTACAGGCTGGATTTATTGAAGGCGAACTAAAAAAAGCTGTAAAATCAGGAAATATCCCCATCAACTCAGTAGCTGTTAGTTCTAAATATGCAGAATCATTTGTCACAACTGATCCTACAAAGGTAAACATATTTACAAGCAAGCAATTTACAGAAGATGATTTCAAGAAGTTCGGATCTGGAAAGTTTGAACTTACTGCAAGGCAAGGGGCAATGCAGACCTTACCAAATGGAGAAACAGTAGAGAAAGCATTTAGAGGTATAGCGACAAGACAACAAGAAGGTTTGGCTAGGACTATTAGACAGGGTGTATTTAGTGGAGAGTCAACACAGCAAATAGCGAGTCGAATGATAGGAAGGCTTGAGTTTGGACAGAAGGGAAGCGTCAGACAGATAGCACAAGCTGGTGGTGAACTTACCAAATTAGCTAATCATCAAATACAAACCATTGTTAGAACATCTGTAAACCAAGTACAGAACCAAGCATCACAGGCTGTATATGCAGCTAACAGCAAAGTTGCACCTAAATATGAGTATGTTGCAACGCTTGATTCAAGAACCAGTCCAATATGTAAAAGGCTAGATGGTAGAAAGTTTGAATACAACAAAGGCCCTACACCACCACAGCATTTCAACTGTAGATCTACTACTGTTCCTGTTGTTGATTATGCAGGGTTGAAGAAACAAAAAGGATTTGAGGATCTAACACCGCCACCCAAAGGCAAAGTTGTAACCCGACCTACAGGAGAGGGGACTGGTAGAGTACCACAGGACACTCAGTATGGTGACTGGCTTTTGGGGCAAGATAAGAAACTAAAGGTTAAGACTTTGGGTAATGAACAGAAGGTCAGATATTTTGAACGCTTAGCAAAGAAGGAAGGGTCAGGGCAGAAGGCTATAAGAAAGATGGTCAGGGAAGATGGAAGCGAAAGAAGTTTGAAAGACTTGCAAAGGTTGTATGGCAAGCCTAGTGATATAACAATCAAGATACCAAAGCCCAAGCCTGTAACTAAACCGACTATTACTATTACTAATCAAGATAAGCTTGAGGAGATAGCTAAAGCTGCTAGGGCTGCTGAAAGAAAAGCAAAGGCAGAACTAAAAGCAATAAAAGCAAAAGACCCATTAAAACCTAATATTGCACAACTTCAAGGAATAAATAAGAACAATAAAATTCAGCCGAAAGATGTTAATGATGCTTTCAATATGATGGACGATATGGAAGGGTTAGCAGGGGCTAACGCTAAGAAGTTAAGACAATTTACAGAGCAAAGAGAAATTTTCTGTTCTTGGACAAGTGGGGCAGAAACCAAAGGAAGTGCTTATGCAAAAATAAATGAAAAGACAAAATATTTAAAAGAAAATCAACAATTAAGGAGAAGTTTACAGCTTGCAAAAGATAGAGGTGTAAAGAATCTCAAAGAAGGGCCAAGTTTTGACCCAGTAAGCGGAAGAGAAATTTACAACAATATTGAAAGAACAAAAACAGGTTTAAATTATATTACGGAAATCCTAGATGATGGTTTAGGTTCAAGCTCTAACTGGGGTCATAGTACTTTTACAAGATTTGTGACTACTGGTAAATCAGATGCCTTTGGTTTTACTTTTCAAGGTGCAAACCATATAAATATCAAATCAAAACCATATTATAAAAAATTAAAAGACTTGAAAAAAATAAGACAAAAAGTTGGAGAATCAGTTGAAAAAGCTGCAAAGGGAACACCACAAAGAACCGCAGATCAGGGACTTTATAGGCTTTCTTATACAAAAGCAGAAATGAAAAAAAGTTTTCTTGATCGTAGATCAACAGTAGTTGCTGATGATGCTTGGCTTACAACATATGTACATGAAATGGGGCATCAAATACACTACGCTGCTGGCAGACCAGTAATGACAGGGACACAATGGATTCCAAGTTCTTATGGAGGTTCTAACTTTATGGAACAATTTGCAGAAACATTTGTTCAATATGTATTTGACCCTGTATCATTAAAGAAAGTATCACCTGATGCTTACAAATGGGTAGATGATGCTGTTGCCGCAGCTTTGGAAGCCCCTGTTTAATTATGAGTTACGACAAAGTCATTGAACTTATAAAAGAGTTTCCTGAGAACAAAGATGTTCCCAGACTTATCAGACTGGAATTAAATAAAGCAAAAGGTAAGGAGAGAGTGGATATAAAAAGAGCTACAGAGGCGTTGTTGGTAGCTGCAAATGATAGCAAAGATTTTAAACTTATAGAAAAGCATTTACTCTGATGCCACTTAAAAAAGGCAAATCACAAAAGACTATCTCTGGCAACATACGTTTGCTGATGAAAGAGGGCAAGACATTAAAACAAGCTCAAGCAATAGCTTTATCAAC